TGATTACATTGTTTATAAAGCGTGTGCTTCAGCTGAGTATGACATTGATTGGGGCGAAGATGTAATTATGGTTGCATCTAAATTTTCTGAGGCATATAAAAATGTTGAACGTGAATTGGAGAAGATTAAGAGCAACTTCTTTGACAGTGATCTTATTCTCTTTTTTAGTGATTCAATTAACTTCCGCAAAACTGTTGCGCCCAGCTACAAGGGACATCGTAATAGAAAGAAGCCAGTAGGTTATATGAGAGTAGTTAATAAACTATTCGATAATTATGAATGTAGACGAATGCCTGAACTTGAAGCTGATGATGCTCTAGGTATTTATGCAACATCGAATGATGACTGCATTATCGTGTCTCCAGATAAGGACATGAAACAAATACCTGGAACTCTATTCAACATGGAAGAAACGTTCACAATCGACAAAGAGTCTGGTTGGCAGTGGTTTCTTATTCAAACACTAAGTGGTGATTCTACTGATGGATATAGTGGTGCGCCTGGTTTCGGCATAAAAACAAGCCAAAAATTTTTCGCGGAATACGGATATAGTTGGAATTCAGTTGTCAAAGCATTTGAACTGAAAAACCTAACTGAAGAAGACGCATTAATGAATGCACGTCTAGCAAAGATACTCACGGCTGATGATTATGACAATGGACCCATCTTATTCAATCCCACCAATGCCCAAGCTGGAACTTACGATCGAACAGAACTTCAAACTACGTAGGATGAAAGATCTGCTAGAGAAATGTCCAAAGGAAGAAATGATTCCACTCTTTCTATCTTTACAAGAAACTAATTTCATTTTAACTAACAATATAGGCGAGCTATTGAAACAATGGAACACCCCCCTCACTACACTCGTGGCACAATCGAAGTCTGGGACTACATCAGAGACCAAGGATTAAATTACCACCTTGGTAATGCTATTAAATATATCAGCAGAGCAGGGTTCAAAGATAATGAATCAAAACAAAAAGATTTAAAGAAAGCCATCCATTATTTGACAAATGAGTTACAACACATTGAGCGAACAAGCAATCCAATTTCGGACAGCGTATGGGATTACGAACTCTATGGCGAACCAGACTATGCAACTGGATTTGATCGCTGAAGAGTATCATGAATTTAAAAAAGCTGTAGCTAGAGAACCTTTTGTTAATCAACTAAAGGAACTGGCTGATCTTGTCTATGTAGCATTTCAATATGCTGAGAACATGGAATGGGATCTAGAAGAAGCTCTCCATCGTGTACATAAATCTAATATGTCTAAACTAGGACTTGATGGCAAACCTATTCGTCGTAACGATGGAAAGGTATTGAAGGGTCCTAATTATATGCCACCTAATTTGACCGATTTAATTAACAACTAATAAAATGACCACCGAATTGATTTCAAGAACGGGTCGAGTCCAATCATGGATTGAAGATCCCAAAGGGCGACTGCCTGTCAGCTGCACAGTTTTTGTCGTAGAAAATGAGATGGAAGGACCTAATGGTATTGAAGCCAGTTGGAGGTTTGCTTCCCATGCACTTAGGTTTGGCGCAGGTTGTGCCATCCATCTATCGAAACTTGACCCTAAAGGACACATAAGGCCTTCTGGTGTAACAGCATCAGGTCCAGTTAGTTTCGGTAAAATTTACAGTTCACTCAATGAAATTCTTAGACGCGGAGGGCACTATAAGAACGGCGCCATTGTTCTTCATTTGGATCTTAATCATCCTGATGCTCTCGACTTTATCACTACTCCACGATCCGAACTACCATGGGTCAAGCGATGCATCAACATTAAGGAAGAGTGGTGGAGAGAATGTGAATTCAAAGATGAACTGCTCTTCGGAATAAAGTCCGGAGATATTTGGTTAAATAAGGTGAAGTATGATGATGAAGGAAACCGAATCAGGGGAAACGTATGTCTTGAGGTGTACCTGCGGAGCAGAGGAACCTGCTTGCTACAGCATGTCAATCTTGGAGCTTGTACCTACGAAAACATCCCTCAAGCTTATCTGCTTGGGATGCATCAACTTTGTGAATTACATTCAGAAACAGGTGTGGGAGAGACTGGGGAGTACCTCAGTCCTTCCATTGATCGACAAGTTGGACTTGGTGTCCTGGGCCTCGCAAATCTCTTGCGGCGATACGGAGTTAGTTATGAACAATTTGGAAGGGCTCTCGATCAGCTCTCTAATGGGGAAACCAGAGCAACAGTAGCTTTCACTTTGGCATCAAAGATTGCTGAGGGGATCTATAAAGCTGCTGATCTGGCTACATGTAATGGTATGGTCCGAGCTTTTGCAATCGCTCCTACAGCATCTTGTAGCTACCGCTCCAAGGATCTGGATGGTTACACTTGTGCTCCTGAAATCGCACCGCCTATTTCTAAGACTGTAGATCGTGACTCTGGGACTTTTGGTGTCCAGACTTATGATTATGGTGATGTAGAGATAGCTAGTGAGGTAGGTTGGGATAACTATAAGCGTGTAGCTGATGGATTGATGAGTCTATATGAAAAGACTGGTTTGCTACATGGATATAGTTTTAATTCATGGAGTGATGTAGTTATTTATAATGAAGAATTTATTGAAGAGTGGTTGAAATCACCACAGACTTCACTTTACTATTCACTCCAAGTAATGGGTGATACACAAGATAAGTCTGATGCCTATGCTGCTCTAAAGGACAGTGATGTTGATGACTATCTAGATAGACTATTAAATGAAACTCAATGTGACTGTCAAGAATGAATCCTTACGAACTACTATTCAATAGAAAAAGAAAATGGACACCAGTACAGACTGAAGCTGGTTCAGTGAGAGAAGGTTCGGAAGAAACTATCTACCGTGCCTTAGCTATGCGTCATATGGAATTACCCGTTGGAGACTTTATTACTGATGCGTTGGAAAAGAATGTTCCAGATTCAGCAAGAAATCTCCTGCTGTCAAATGTCAAGGACGAAGAAAACCACGACCTCGCTCTCGGTTACATTGCCAATGCTTATGGTGTTGACGAGAAAGCGGAGAGGGAAGCCCTCGCACTACAAAAAGCTTGGATTGAACATCCAGACCATACAATCACCAAAGCAATGGTTGCCGAGCGTGCGATTTTCTTTGTGTTGTTGCCCTTCTTTCGAGCCAATGGTGATGCTGGAATGCGAACGGTATCAGCTGACATAAGTCGAGATGAGCAAGTACATGTTGCTTGTAATTCACTGCTTGTGAAAGAACTTGGTCTTGAGATTAGCCCTTCTTTGGATAAGCTGAGGAAGGCAACAATCAATTGGGTGATGCAGCCACTAAGTATTAATGCTCATCATAAAAAATTGGATAAAAAATTTTGGCTCCAACAGAGCGATAATTTAATGTATCAAGGTAAAGCGCCTGAGCTTTCCTTTACTAAAGCAGCTCGAATGCCTGCCTTCTTTGAACACAGCAACGTGAATCTACCCCAGTATGCCTGATCAAATGATTAGTCTTCTAGAAGCTAAAGGTATTCAAGCGAATGCCTTAGCAAAGGATCTAGAAGAAAACTTTCCACCATTGAATCCTCATCCATCACAGACTATCGGACAGGTTATGTATATGGCAGGTCAACGATCAGTTGTTGAATGGATACTTAAACGATTAGAAGACAATGACAGCTAAACAAAGGTATGATGTACTCCAAGGTGATCGTTCTCAGTTTCTAGATAAAGCGTGGGAAGCTTCAATGCTTACACTTCCTTATCTAATTAGACGTGATGATGATCCTACCAAAGGAACTAGAGTTCTACCTACGCCATGGCAATCAGTTGGAGCTAAGGGTGTTGTAACCCTAGCTTCTAAATTGATGCTAGCTTTGCTGCCACCACAAACTACTTTCTTTAAACTACAGATTGATGAAAGTAAGTTACCACCTGAAATTACAGAGGGTAGGCCAGGAGTTAAAACTGAACTGGAACAATCCTTTGCAAAGATTGAACGTACCATCATGGAATCTATTGCAGCTTCCGATGATCGAGTAGTTGTTCACCAAGCACTAAAGCATTTGGTTGTAGGAGGTAATGCGCTGATCTTTATGAATAAGAATCAGCTTAAGATGTATCCTCTTAATCGTTACGTCGTATGTCGTGACGGTAATGGTAATGTAATTGAAATTGTTACCAAAGAAAAAGTAAATAAAAAACTAATTGACAATCTTCTTCCTAAAGATTTCAAGGATAAACCTTATGAAACTGATTCAGATTATAAGGAAGAAGTAGAGATTTATACCCACGTTAAACGAAAGGGTAATAAAGTTATATGGTATCAAGAAGTTTACGATAAGATCCTGCCTACAAGCTACGGCAAAGCACCATTGAATCAGAATCCTTGGCTAGTGTTGAGGTTTAATTCTGTTGATGGTGAAGATTATGGTAGGGGAAGAGTTGAAGAATTTCTTGGTGATCTAAAGAGTCTTGAGGCATTGTCTCAGGCACTCGTAGAAGGCGCTGCAGCAGCAGCTAAAGTTGTCTTTACTGTATCTCCTAGCAGCACTACTAAACCCGCTGTCCTGGCTAAGGCAGGCAACGGAGCAATCGTTACTGGTAGACCAGATGACATTGGTGTAGTACAGGTAGGTAAAACAGCTGACTTTAGAACTGCATTAGAGCAAGCCAACATCTTTGAGAAAAGATTGAGTGAAGCATTCCTTGTTATGAATGTGAGGGATAGCGAACGTACTACTGCTGAGGAAGTACGGATGACCCAAGGTGAACTAGAGAAACAGTTAGGTGGATTGTTTAGTCTATTGACTGTTGAATTCCTAGTACCTTATTTGAATCGTAAGCTTGCTACAATGCAACGTACTAATCAAATCCCTAAGATCCCTACTGATGTAGTTAAACCTACAATTATTGCTGGTGTTAATGCAGTAGGCCGCGGCCAAGATACACAAACACTTGGTCTATTCTTGCAAACAATTTCACAGACAATGGGACCTGAAGCAATTCAGCAGTACATTAATCCTGAGGAATTGATTAAACGTCTAGCTACATCACAAGGTATTGATACGTTAAACCTAGTGAAGTCACCACAACAAATTCAAGGTGAACAACAGCAAGCACAACAGCAAGCAATGGCACAGGAACAGGAGCTAGCAATGACAAAACAAGCTAGCCAGTTCCAAGCAAATGAAATTAAACAAAATGAATCAAACCAACAAGCCAACGAGGCCCCCACGCAGTAGAGCTAAAAAAGCTCCTCCTAAGCCTGTAGAACGAGCGGAGAATCTTCAATCTAATGTGGATGACGATACTCTAAA